GCCGTTTGTAGATTTAGTATGCTTTCGGTATAGTCTTTTACAGTTTTATCACTGGCTCTTGCGGCTATTTCTTCAATGTCAAGTTGTCTAGCTCTTGAATCTGCTTGTTCTAGTATTTTTTTTGTTAAAGCAGCAATTCTTTTTACCGCAAAACCTTGATTGTCTTCTATAGCATTTAAGGACTCAAGCTCAGATTTCCCTAGAGATTTATAAAGAGAGATGTAGTTTTCAAAAAGACCAATGTTATAAGCTGAAAATTGTCCGCTTTGAGTTACTATTTTAACAGCTTGTTCTATATTTGAAGTGTCTATAGATTCAGATGTGTCACCAAACTCTCTCATAGAATTTGTTAAATCATCAAATTGTCTTTTGAGTACATCGGAGTCTTTTGACAGAAGAACGTAAGACTCTGCTAGAGCTGCGGTTTCTAAGTCAAGACTTTGAATTATACCTATAACGACCTTGTTTTTTAAAAAATATTCTCCTATTTTAGTGGATAGCTTATCATAAGATGATGATAAAAGTTCTAACTGACCTTGAGTACTGCTCATTTGTATGGCATTAGCCCTATGCAATCGGGTGTTATCTGAAAGTTCAACTGAAAGTTCTTTGTATGTCTTTATGTTCTTGCTTAGAACCAATGCTTGTGAAGCACCTGTTCTTCCGAATAATTCAAATGACTCAGCAGCAGATAGATTTCTTGTGGCTATATCTTCTAAGAAGTCATTAAATGGTCTTCCGTCTTTTGCCGCTGCAATAAAAAATGTACGCAGACCTGTACCAGCCTTTGAAGCCTTGAATCCGTTATCAGCTAGAATACCAAGCAATGCTGCCGTTTCTTCAAAAGAGATTCCCATTTGCGCTCCAAGTGGCCCTACATAAGAGAGTGCAGTTCCCAAATCAGTAAGCGATAAAGCAGTCTCATTAACCGCTCCCGTGAGTATGTTAGCAAACCTGTCAGCCTCTTCAGATGTGGCTTGAAATTGATTAAGAGTTTTCTTTAAAGTAGCCGCTACTCCACCTGCATCCTCACCTAAAGCTTGAGCTAACAACGCAATAGGTCTGGTTAGATTTTCTATCTCTCTTGCGCTAGAACCTAGTTTAGCAAGTTGTTTTTGAAGCTCAACAACCTCTAAAGTGGTCAATGAAGTTGAACCAGCCACCTTGAATACAACCTTCTCTAATCTATCCACCTCACTTGATGTAAGTCCAGCAACAGCTTGTAGGTCTGCTAAAGCCTTCTCAAAAGCAATGGCTCTTTTTGTTGAGTTTACGAATAACTCCTGTAAACCCTTTACAACAAGGCTTAAAGCAAGAAAGCCAGCATAAAAAGATGCTATGGTTTTTATGTTTTTAGCAAATGTTGAGAAAAATCCTTTTGAAGTAGTGGTAGCTTTTTTAGCATTCTTCTCATATTTCTTTGTTTCTTCAGATACTTCTTTAACAGACTTCTTAGTCTTGTCCATAGAAGCGGCAGCCTTCTTCTGCTCCGCAGCAAAAGTCTTCGTCTTGCCCGTTAAACGAGATAAAACCCCTTCAAGGTCTATTAAACCTTTTGAGACCTCTCTTACAGATTTCGCTAACTTGCTTAAAGCATCTTGTAAAAACTGTATTCTTTTATTCTGTTCTGCCATTTTATAACTTACTTAACATTTTATCTAACTTGTGACTTACAGTGCCATATACATAGTCTGGATAATCACCTAAATATTTATTGAACGCTCTCTGCAACGCCCCATTTAGCCCTTGCTTACCTTTTAAAACACTCAACCATCTACTACCTTTGTATCCAACAGAGTTTAGTCTTGGCTTAATAGCTTTTGCAATAATCTCAGCGATTTTTTTTGTTACTTGGTCTCCATAATAATAATATGGCTTCTTTCCATTAAACAAATACCATCCAGAAGTAGGATACCTTCTTGCCTTTCTCATAATCCACTCGGTAAGAACTTCAACCTCAACATCCTTTATAAATCCTTGGTCTAACTCGTCCCCATAAAGAGCCATATCTATCTTAACAGAAACTTGTTCTATTCCAATACCTAATCCGAGGTAGCTATCTACCTTTATTTTAGAGGTTATGTTTTTTCCCCAAATTTTCTGACCGTCTTTATTTGGAGTTATAGATTTCTCAAGATTACCTGTGACTCTATGATTGTAAGAACTGTCTCCAGATTCACCGCTAAGGCTCATCTTTAACCTTTTAATTATCTGAGAGGTATCAAGCTCCCTTTGTAGATGGAAACGGATAGCCCCCTGCTGCTGTTGTTTAGCGGCACGAGGGTTTTTCATTCTATCTACATTGACGGCCATTAAAAGTCAATGCCCATTAATGATGACTTACGTCCAATCAAAAATGTTGCTGAACAAACAGCTGCTGTGATATTATAGTCCTCAGCGGAAAACCCTTGAAGGTTTACCTCTTGAAAGTTTTGTTCTCCAGAAAGATTGCTTATTAAGAAGTCTTGAAGTTGACCTATGACAAATAAATTCTCTTGATTAGAGTTTATAAGAGATAAAGAGTTGCCTGTAGCAACTTTGTCTACTACAACGATACTGAAGTCAACATCGTATACTGGTGAACCATCCTCACGTGAAATGTTTGCATTATCAAGTGATATAAACATTCCTCTGTGATTAATCTCTATATTCTCAAGGTCTTCTAAAGAGTTTAGTAACTTAAACTCATTTACCATCTTATGGTCTTCTCCGAATTGTTTGAACAACTCGTAAATAGTGGTTAAATCGTTCACGCTAGTCTTTTTTAAATTTACAATTTTCGCATAGCTTCAGATTGTCGTTGATTAGCTGATTCTATCTTATTTTTCTGAGCTAGATAACTCATTTCGGGTAATACGGTACTCATAGGCAACATATATGTCTCGTCATACCTGTGGATATCCTCACCAGAAAGCATCCTTACTATAGAGTACCAATACCACTGTTGAGTAAAAAGCATATCAGCCGTTTTCTGCTCTTCAGAAAAATTATCTTCCTCATCATCTTCTTCTTTTAAGTCATAAAAGACTCCCGAAAAATCTTTAAACAATGTTTTCTCTCTAGCTTCTATAAACTTATCTAAAACCCAGTACACCTCTAAAACATCCATATCTAATATGCTTTCTTGGTTATACACCTCAGAATCAGAGTCTTCGTTGTCAAAAACCTGTTGTGATAAAGGTCTTATTACAAGTTTAGCAATCTCTAAATCCACTAAATGGCCTGCAAGCTTAGTTTTACCAGTTATAATCTGCTCTAACATTATAAACTGTCCTAAAACCAATGATTCTATTTTTAGATAAAATATTTTGTTTGGCAAAGGTTTTTTGACATTTTCTTTTATGGGGTATGTTTTTTCAGAGCTTCTTATAAAGTTTAAAGCATCTAAGGGCTTTAATTCTTTAATAAACTTATCTGGAGACTCCTCTTCGTTAATGCTCTCCATTAAGCTGATATGCTGTCTAAATGTAATCATAAGAACATTGTTACACCACCATCCTGCTCTTCCTTAGCACAATATGCAGCGATTGCTAAACTCATTACCATATCATCGTGCTTTCCATCAGTATTACTAAATTGTAAGTTACCTGTAATAGCGTTTTTTTTGCTTTTAAAGTCATACAACTCCTTGATTAGCCCCGTATCCTTCGGTATCTTAATCACCTTATCCTCAAATAGTTTAATTAAATTCCTTATCATCTCTGGTTTAGACTTAGCTGTAGTGTGGAATGGAACTAATTTGTACATTGTATCGTCATCAGTCAAGTCATCAAATAGTAAATCATTGTTGTTTACCTCAAAATAGGCTGCCGCCATATTCCCATCGTGCTTGAAGTAGAACTCACGTATACGCTGCTTGAACTCATCGTAGTCCATCCCCTCTTCTTTGTAGTTGAATCGGTCTATGTCTATGACTCTGTAGTCTTCTGAGAGCGCAGTTAGTACTGTGTAATCTTGGGCGACCCCGATGTCCATCCCGATATACACTCTTTCAGCTTTATTATCTATATTCTCTACTATAGCATCCTCTACATTACTAAAGAGTGCATTTCCAGATACTGGTCTACATAAAAACTCTTGGTCAAACTGAGCCTTGGTCATACTCTTCCTAATGCCTAAGACGGTCTTAGAGACACCTTCGTCATCAAGGTCTAGGTAAGTACGCTTAATACTCTTTATCTGCTCCCACGACTCTTCTAATTGACCATCCTTGTACCAATCGTAAAACCAGTTAGGCCCATTGAAGGTAGATGCTGCACAGACCCTTCCATTAGTCCTTGTGACCATAGGAAGAAGTACCTCGTTGATAAAGTCAAGCTTCATATAAG